ATCAAAAAATCCCCCATTTGGAGAATTTATCATACGGGCCTCAGTAAGTGTAATAGTTCCTAAACCTACGGCTGTAATATCTATAGCACCTTTAACTATTGTTCCATTAGCATACCAGTCTACTGCATTATCTGTGTCTTCATTTATTGTCGATAATTGTATTGTATCTAAACTTGTAGGTTTTGCAAAATAAAAGGTATCTGTAGAAAGTCCTGTAGGTGCCGTGTTACCTCCGTCTGTGAGATACAACACCATTGATTCGTCCATACCGTGTGCTGTTAGTGTAATCTCATCCGTAGTCGGGTTTACGTCTAAAGATCCATCAAACGTCCAAGCTGTAGGTACTGTACCGTCTGGTAGTTTACCCACATTTAAAAAATCTCTGCACCAGTTTGCATTAAGCTCTACCGACCCTGAAGCTATAGCATTCTGTATTAGGGTTTGTGATTGTAGTGGTGCTATATTTCCTTGTGTAATAACCTCTATATTAAAGGCTACAGAATCGCCTCCTCCACTAGCTTCCCAAAAAGGCCCATCAAATAAAGTGGTCCTGGCCTTGATATAGTCGTATGCTATTGCTGTACTATTATCTACACCCTCGCCTGTGCCTGTTTGGCTTACACTTAGATACCTTGTTTGAGGTCTTGTTTGCGGGTACCTAAAACCCTGTTGATTTCTTCTCTCTAACCCTTGTATACACACTATAGCAGACGCTCCTCCTACTGCCGCTGTAGTGAGGTCTAGACTTTGATGGTCGCCTCCCGCTGAATTTTGCACTATCTGCGCAACTCCTCCATTTACCCAGTCCACATCTGTTACAATAAGGGTGCCCGCTGACCATTTTGCTACCGTATCGCTGACTACAGTAGGCATCACCTCGGACCCTGTTGACTTCTTCCAATATACCCAAGAACGAACTTCCACATCTCTTCTATCTGCTAAGAGTGTATATCCTACAGGTGTAGTCATATTTATGGCAGAAACTGATGAAGAACTATTGAGCGATTGTGTTACGACTATAATTATTGCGTCATCTACCCCATTATCTACTGTAGGTGGTACTATATTGACTGCTGCACCTGCACCATCATTTGTTGAATCTGCTGTCGCTCCTGTTACGAGAATGCTAGCCATTTCTAAACCTTAGTTATTGTTATTGATTTTGACTGCCACACTCCGGCCGCATAGGTTAATGTTACATCAATAGTCCACGTTTTGTTACTGTAGGTGAATATCTCTTGAGTGTCCGTTAGACTATTTCCACTGTATGTTAGTGTCTTCGTGTGATTAGTAATACCTTGAAAATCACTATACGTTATTGTTTGTAGTTTGTTCCCTTGGTACGTAGCTGTGCTTGGAGCTATAGATGCCAGATAGAGAATTGTATCTTCAGGGAGATTTGAAGTAGTTGTGTTCCCGCTACCTCCTACAAAGGCAACATCTCCTTTCTGATTTATCGTTATATCCTTATCTGTACCATCTGTGTACTTAACTCCTAAAATTATTTTTGATCTCTCCCTACTAGCTACGATATCCTTGACGACCTTTGTCTTTAAAGCGTCTTTACCATCTTTGCCTTCTTTTCCTTTAGGGCCTCTTTCTCCCCTCGGACCTCTTTCCCCTTTGGCTCCTGTTAGACCTCTTTCCCCGGATTTTCCTCTCTCCCCAGGGAGTCCTTTATTGCCTCGGTTACCTGTAAGTCCTCTTTCTCCTTTAGCTCCTGTTAGACCCCTTTCTCCTTTAGCTCCGGTTAGGCCTGTTTCACCTTTAGCTCCGGTTAGGCCTGTTTCACCCCTTTCCCCGGGCTTACCGGGTACGCCGACTACACCTGTTTTACCCTTCACGCCCCTTTGACCTCTAGGTCCGATTATGGGGAGGTTTTCTAAGGGTATTAGTTGTCTGTAATTTTTTCCCATGACCCATCCTCAGAGCTTCTGTAAAGATTTCCGTAAGTATCTCTGGCATATTCTGACCTATTCTGATCTGTTGGTTGTGTGGGATCTGTTGGTTGTGGCTCTTCAACTATTTCCCAGTTAGAAATAGGTACCGCTGTGGTACTTAAACCAGGTGCGTCTATGCTGTTTTCTGTTAATCTCTCTTTCCAATCGATGATTTCCTGGAGAACCCTATCAGGATCTTCTCCCATACCTTTAATGACTGACTGAGGAGATTTCATAGCACTATTAACTTTTAGGAGCTCTGCATTAAATTCTTTTAATGGGTCTACTTGTTCTAATGCTGGTGTAATCCAACGCATACGTTTAAATCTTTCAGGATTTGTAAAGTACCCAAGGCAGACTAAGTCTTCCTGACAATACCTCCGTCCGTAACCATTCATTTGTAACAGGTTCACAGAAATGATTAATTAATGATTGCCATTCTTTTCTTAAGTGTTGTTTGAAATCATTTCTTACTCCTCTAAGGGTAGTAAAGTTAAGTCCGCTGTAGTCGCCGGATAGTATTTCATANGGTAACTTTGATGTAGTCGCCAAATACTTAATTATGATCTCGTTAAAATTCTTAAAGGAATTTGCCTGTCTTGTTTGAGTGTTTACTGTTACTTGTTCACCTGCTTTTAGGTAGTTTATTGTAGCGTAATCCATTGCCTGAACATACTTACTGTATTCGTCTTTATATTCTACTTGGTTGTGTGCAGAGTGTATTCCTGAGGGTGGAGCTGTTACGAAAGCCATCCACCTAGAAGCCATATTTTGACTCGTTACTTCGGACTGCATATAATCTTGTAACATTCCCGCTAAAATAATAGCAGACGTAAAAGGAGTAATACCTCGTAGCTGACCCGGACGTAAGTGTTTAAAACCATGTATGACTCTATCCGCAGGTACTGTAATACTATCAAAAGGTAAATGAGTTAGCATCTGGATTCCTCTGAAAAATGATAATTTATCACTCTCATACTATTTGAGTTGTATTCTATACCTCTCCAAGTCTGCCTATTATTAGCCTTATCTACCTTAATGGTATGGAATCCTGGATCTGCCAACTGTGTAGGCTCTACTGCACTTATCTGAAAACCTTTCTTCGACTGGCTCTTTAAAAATAGGTATTCCCCGAACTCCGCACTCATCCTGACTGCTAATCTTTGCTGCTCCCAAAAGGATAGCTTACCGGCAGTATCACAGCGGTCTGGATCGTTCGCCCACTTCATAAAATGGTCTTCTATTTTCTGCGATGTCACTTTATCTGGCTTACCTCTAGAGTTTAAGACATTCCACTGAGGTTTTATACCATCTCCTACATAAAAAGACTCCATCGAGTCTACAGCTCCTGCAAAAAGAGGGAAATCTCTTATTAGTTGAGATTGCCTCGCAGTTACTACATCCCAGGATGCTTCTATTTCATCATTTATTGTGTTTCCTGACCTATAGGGAAGCGGGCCTAGTGTAGGTGAGTTTTTGGCTGCTGCATACTTTCTGTATACATCCAGTCCTATATCATAAACATCTCTAAGTAGGCTCATTAGACTAATCCGTCCCCATTATTAAACGCCTGAACCTTAAACCCGGATTGTGATAGAGGTGTTGCACCATTTGTCTCTTCATCGGACTTATGGCATACATAATCTTCCAGTTCTAAAAGTTCTTTGAGGCTGCGTTTTTTGACTCTATGTCCATCAACCTCTATCTCGGAGTTTCCATTAGTATTTTGTATAATTTCATTAAGTGCTGTTTTTGCATCCGACCAAGGCATAAAGATCTCCTGTTATACTACTAACTTAACTCTTTTGCGAGGGAGTGCTACTTTTAGTCCTCTTGGTTGTTTTCGTTAAATACTCTTCTCCCTTAGCTTGGCATGCCTGCCACTCTTTTATGTCTTCCTTATAGGCTACCCACTGTCCGCCTTCTTTGGTCATAGGGTAAATTTAGGTCTTGCTTCCATCTTCTCAGGGTATTATAGGTTTTACCTACAAGCTTTTCTATTCTAGTGATATTTTCTACCTTTGTCTTTGTTTGTTTTCTTGTAGTCATCGTACTTTCCTCTGTATTGCTATTATGTCTTCTGTTCTCATTAGTGAGAGGGATTCGCCGCCCATAGTTATATCTGTACCTGCGTATTTGGTAAAATATACGGTTACACCTTTCTTTAAACTTTTTTCTGAGCACTGTTTACTAACCATAACGATCTTCCCTCGATATAACTTTTCTTGTGCAGCCTCTGGTATATGGATTCCTCCTACCATTTCGTTTCTTCCTTCGAGTTTTACTAAAACCCTATCACCTACTAATTTACTTACCATGCTCTGTTATCCTCTTGTTTATGTTGTTCTAATAAACCCACGGTTTCTGCTCTAGCCTCTGGGGGTACTCTATACTCGATGCTCATTATCCAAGAACCTAAAAACGCTAAGGCTGTACAGTCTAAATAGTGGTTTGGTATATGCTTACGATGCACATATATTCCCTTTTCGTCCTTATACTCTGAGGTTAATGCTTTTTTATACTCAGTACAGGCATCCGCATGTATGTGGAAACTTCCCGGGTCTTCACTATTTACATTCATCTTGGCAAAGAGCATATCCTTTATCCAGATAGTTTTCCAGGAAAGTCTTCTTAGCCCTCCAACTGTAGTTATACCTGGTATTTTATCTACATCCGACCATACGTATTCATTTTGCATACTTCCAGATCTACCGAAGCACGGAACTACTCTATCTATGTGTTTTCTACAAAATTTATACACTTCATCTGTCCGGTGACCCGCAGCATCCATAAAAGCAGCTTCAACTACCCTTCCTCCATACTCTGACTCTAGCACCACCTTCTCTATGTCTTCAAAATCAGCTAAAAATCCCTCCGATACTAACCAGGAAGTATTGGAAACGCCAAAAGCATGGATCGCATAGTAGAAACCGTTATCCTGGGTATCTATACCCGCTACTAACCCTAAAGCTTCCTGAGGCACATGGCCTCTAGGTCGGTGTTCGTCCACTAATCCATTTATGAACTCTAAAGTTTTTACTTTTCCCTTNTCATCATTCCATACTTCTGCTAAGGCGGAGTTTACGAAGTTTTTTAATTCTCCTATATCTCCTGTACGAGCTCTTTCAATTGCCTGTAGATACTTCTCAACCATATCTGATAGTTTTGAAACTGGGGACATAAATTCTATTAAAGTGAAAAGATCTTATCTTTGTCGAAACACCCTGGTTGTGTCTCCTCCATTCCCCCTCTGCTAACATTTGTCTTTTATGTTTATTTTTTATTCTGAACTCACAGTGAGGACATTCTATATAGGCTGACTTTGCCTTTTCTTCCAGTGTAAGTAGTTCTGACTGGTCCCATTTTACATGCTTCCACTTAGCCGTAAAGGTTTCCTTACAT